TTATTGAAACACCTAAAGACTATTCTGTCTTATACTTACCTTGTATTAATAAACTTGAATCTCCTATTATTCCTCTTACAGGGTTAGTAGATTCTGATGTTTATCACAATGTTGTAAATATTCCTTTTTTACACACCGAGCTTGAGGCTGGTGGACCTCCTGTAGTAATACCTGCAGGTACTCCTATGTGTCAAATAATTCCAATTAAAAGAGATAACTGGGCTCAAAAAGTTACGGTATTAGATAAACAACATATGAAAACTATGACTAAACAAGTAAAAGACATGGATGAAGATCGTGAAGACTACTATATGAAAAACTTACATGAAAAGAAAGGATATAACTAATGAACTTAGAAAAATTAAGAGAGGAAATAGCTTATGACGAAGGAGTGGTACATGAGATTTACTTGGATCATCTTGGCCTCCCTACTTTTGGTATTGGTCATCTCGTGCTTGAGAGCGATCCCGAACATGGATTACCCGTCGGAACACCAGTCGATGAGTCTCGATGCAATGAGGCCTTCGAGCAAGATATCCAAACAGTCTTGTCAGACTGCAACAAGCTTTACCCAGAGTTTGAAGATTTGCCAGAAGAAGCTCAAAGAGTAATTGCTAATATGATGTTTAACATGGGCTATCCACGCCTTTCAAAGTTCAAAGGCATGAAAGCTGGAGTTGATACTCGTGATTGGAATCGTGCTGCTGATGAGATGATTGATTCTCGTTGGTATAAGCAAGTTACAAAACGCGCTGACAGACTGGTAGAACGTATTCGTGCTCTTGCTTGATGATTAAGTCTTTTAATCTTGATAGAAGGTTTGAAGAAGTAAAGCAAGACTATTTTAATAGTCTTGCTATTATTTCTAATAACGAAAAAACTAATAATGGTTATTTTACTTCTGAAGTTGAGAAGTATTTACAAAAATTATCAGGTAAAAAACATGCATTATTAGTACGTAGCGGTTCTCAGGCACTATACTTATCTTTGCTTGTTAACAATATTGGAATTGGTGATGAGGTAATTATTACTGGTTACAGCTGTATGGCATCTTTAACTTATGTGCTTAATTTAGGAGCTACTCCTGTATTTTGTGATGTTAATAAGCATGGATTGATGGAAATTGATGAAGCACTCATTACAGAAAAAACTAAAGCCATAGTAGGAACTGGTCTTTATGGAGATTCTTTTGACTTTAATCAAGTTGAATTGTTATGCGAAAGATATAATCTTATTCATATTAATGATGCCTCACAAAGTTATTTAGGCAAGTATTATGGAGAAGAGTGTTCTTCTTTAGGTGATATAGTTTGTTTGAGCTTCGCTGAAAATAAACCAATTCCTTCGTTAGGCACGCATGGAGCTATCTTATTAGACGATACTGAAAAGTATCTTAACTTAATCAACTTTAGAAAACACGGCAAACCTTATAGAACCTCTAAATGGATTTCGTCAGGAATCAATGCTGTACCAGAAGAGGATAAAGCAGCTCAGATTCTTGCTTCAACAAAGCACATTAATAGTTGGCAAAAAAGACGTGTTGAAATAGCTAATTTTTATGATGATGAGTTTACTAAAGCTGGAATAAGAATTAGACACTCTCCTAAATATAGTGAGTGGAACGCTCATAAGTATGTAATATTTGTTCCTGACAAATTTGAGTATTTTGAAAAATTTAAAAGTAAAGGAATCGAAACTGAGTGTCACTACCCTGATGTTTTTACTGATTTGCCTTTTATAAAATCCACAAGAAAATTACAAAATTGTAATTTTTATGCTAAACACGCTCTTAGCATACCTCTTAATCCTCATTTATACGATGAGGAAGTTGAACAAGTAGTTTCTACTACTATTAATTTACTATAAGGAGCTTTAATGTTTTTAAGGTTTATTGTTGCATGTATTTTTACATTTGCATCTTTTTCCGCTTTTGCAGCTGATCCTGTAAAAGTTGGATTTATTTATGTTGGTCCGATTGGGGATCACGGTTGGACATATCGTCACGATATTGGTCGTCAACAAGTTGAAGAACATTTTGGTGATCAGGTTGAGACGATTTATTTGGAATCAGTTTCAGAAGGTCCAGATACTGAACGCGCTCTTCGCATGATGATTCAAGAAGGTGCTGATATTATCTTTACGACTTCTTTTGGGTTTATGGACCCAACACTACGAGTAGCAAAAGAAAATCCTGATATATATTTTGAGCACGCAACTGGTTTTAAACGTCATGATAATATGTCAACCTATGGTTTGAGACTTTATCAAGCACGTCATGTGCAAGGCGTAATTGCAGGACTAATGACAAAAACGAACAAAATTTGTTATGTCGCCGCTTTTCCAATCCCAGAAGTAATTCGTGAAATCAACACCTATTATCTTGGAGCCAAATCAGTTAATCCTGATGTAGATATTGATATTGTTTGGGTTAATACTTGGTACGATCCAGGCAAAGAATCACAAGCTGCAGAAGTGATGATTGCAGATGGTTGTGATATGGTTGCCCAACACACTGATTCTCCTGCACCTCTGCAAGCTGCTCAAAAAGCTGGTGTGCTCGGTTTCGGACAAGCATCAGATCAAATTAAGTTTGCACCAAAAGCACAGTTGACTGCTACTATTGATAACTGGGGTCCTTACTATATTAAAAAGGTACAACAAGTAATTGACGGTAATTGGCAAGTTGAAGACTATTTTGGTCATATGAATGAAGGTGCTGTCGGCATGGCTGATTTCACTAATATGCCACCAGAAGTTGAAGCTAAAGCCCAAGAAGTAAAAGATGCTATCTCTAACGGAGAGTATTTTGCTTTTACAGGTCCTCTATATGACAACACAGGAACTCTTCAACTTAAAGCAGGTGAAATTGCTGATGATATGCATCTTAATACAATGATGTATTATGTTGAAGGTATTGACGCAAAAGTACCAGGAAGTTGATTAATGATTCCAGTAATTGACTTTAAAAAAGATAATGTACTGGAAGAAATTCGCAAAGCCTACACAACTGTGGGCTTTGCTGTTTTTACAAATGCAATATCAGAAGCTCATCAAATGACTATGAATCAGTGGTTTGATAAATGTAAAGAATTTTTTGAACTATCTGCTGAAACTAAAAAACTATATGCATACGAACCTGAAACAAATTTAGGGTACTCAATGGTTGGTGATGAGAATGTCGATCCAACAGCTCCTAAAGATATAAAAGAATCTTTTAACTATAATAACACTAGAATGAAAGACTCTCTTTGGCCTACACAGATTCCTTTTTTTAAAGTAACTGCTTTAAACTCAATTCGTGTAGCTGATGCTCTCACTATTCGTATTTTACGGCTTTTTGATTCTATTTTGGGAACTGATGGAATTTTAGAACGAACTCATCAACGTCCTTATAATACTACTCGAATTATTCACTATCCCGCATATGAAGGTTCTTTAGAAAACAAACAAATGCGAATTGGTGAACACAGTGACTACGGCACTATCACTTTATTGTGGCAACTCAATGATGTGCCTGGTTTAGAAGTACAGGATTTAGGAGGTGTCTGGCATCCCGTACCTTACGAAAAGGATAGTGTCGTAGTTAATATTGGTGACTTACTTCAGAGATGGACTAATGACTATTTTAAATCTACTAAACATCGTGTAGTAAATTCTCATATTCATCTTCCGCGATTCTCAATGCCTCACTTTGTGGACCCAGAACCAGGTACTATGGTAAAGAATCTTACTAAAGAACCAGCAAAATATGAGCCAATTGAAAGTTTGGAATATTTGAACTGGCGATTAGCACAGTCTTACTAATTTTAGTTTGCCTTTTGGTTATTCAAATTATATAATCTATTAATTTGTGCGCAAGGATTATTCCTTGCGCATTTTCTTAAACGAAAGGCGTAAAAATGACTCAATTAATTTCTCCTACAAAATTTACTCGTACCGTAGACCTTTTAAGGTCTTTTTTTATGGATAAAGGTTTTGAAGAAGTTCATACTCAAAATCGATTATCAATTTTAGCAGCTTGTGAAGATCCATTCAATGTTGCTACTTATAACTATGCAGGCAATGTTTGGCCTCTTCCACAAACTGGTCAAATGTGGTTAGAACATGAACTATTAAGCAAGCCCGATTCGAAGGGCTTTTTTTGTGTCTCCACTTCGTATAGGCAAGAACCAAACGCTATTCCAGGAAGACATGATATAATCTTTCCAATGTTTGAGTTTGAGTTTCCAGGCACAATAGATGATTTGAAGTCTATGGAATATGAATTGTGCGAATATTTAGGTTTTGATAAGCCTACTGAAAAAACTTATGCTGATTGGCAGGATCATTTTGGTCTTGACAGTTCTGTTGAGATGGAAGCAGAACATGAAGTTGCTATGTATAATGAGTTTGGAAGTACTATGATTACTGATTTTCCAGAAATGACATCGCCCTTTTGGAACATGAGCCGTTATCCAGGAGAAACAGAGAGTAAAAAGATTGATGTTATTCTCGGTGGTATGGAAACTATTGGATCAGCAGAACGCTCAACAGATGTTGATAAGATGCGTGATACTTTTCACACTATCACAGGCGGTGCTTATTCTAACCTGCTATTTGAACTGTTTGGTAAAGATCGCGTAGAAGCTGAACTTGAAGAGTTTTTAAAGTTCGACTTTTTCCCAAGAGTTGGTGGGGGTATTGGCATGACTCGTATGATTGCAGCTCTTGATAAGTTAGAAGCCAGAGCAATCGCTGCTGAATAAAATTTAATCTGGGGTGGTGAAACTGGTAGACACGCACGATTGTTTCTCGTGTGCTGAAAAGCGTGGTGGTTCGAATCCATCTCCCAGAGCCAAATTTTAAAATTGTCATAAAACTGTAATATTAGTGTAGTATAATTCTAACAAATGGGAGAGGAAATTCCTCTCCCACTTATATTTGTTAGGAGAGAGTAATGAAAAAAACTCTATTTGCAACAGCTGTTATGGTTGCTTTAACGGGTTCTGCCTATGCCCGTGATCAAATCTCAATTGTAGGCTCTTCAACTGTTTATCCTTTTTCTACTATCGTTGCAGAAAAGTTCGGTCAATCTTCTGGGCTTAAAACACCTGTTATTGAGTCAACTGGTACTGGTGGTGGTATGAAGCTTTTCTGTGCTGGTGTGGGCGTAGAACACCCAGATGTTACCAACGCTTCTCGTGCAATGAAATCTAAAGAAGCTAAAATGTGTGAAAAAAA